AGGTTTGAGTGAAGAAGAATCTTTGGATGAGGCCCACAACAAGATTCTTTTTAACTACATTAAGTCGCTCGGTTACGATCCTAAGTTTATGCCATTTGCAAAACTTTCCACTTATTCTCGCTCGGATGCTTTCAAGCGTTTTAAGCAGGGTCATGTATTCGACAAGAGTAAGCAAGATATTAAAAATGAGGAAATTGAAGCAATTGATGATTTGAAATCAAAACATCAACATCACATTGAACTGTCAAGAAAATATCTAAAGAGAGGTAACAAAGAAAAGGCACAGCATCATCACACTCAAGCATACAATATCAATACACAGATAATGAAACATCCTGATTACAACTTAAAGTTTATTGATGATCCTCGTACAAATGATGCACTTGCAATGAAACATGATACAAGATTTAATGAGCAAGGTGTGGCGGAAGGCTCCAAGTATCCTTGGTTAGATAGTTCCAGAAAGAAACCCAAACCAACAGAACCAGAGAAAGGTGTGGCGGAAGGCCAGTTAGATGAATTGAATAGAGATACTGTTATTTCTTACGTTGGCAGAGCCGAGAAAGATCAAGACAAACAATTTACCACTATCGCTAAAGGTATAAGAGACAAGGACCCAAAATCTGCAAATAAAGCAGGTCATAAATTTTCAATGAGAAGCATTGGTTTGAATCGTGCAGAAAAAAGATTAAACAATGAATCTTTGATTTGTGCCGAATGCCAAGTTGATCCTTGCATCTGTGATGACTCTCACGGTTTCGTTAATGAAGCTGGAACTGGTCATCTAATGTCTTTCATCAAAGCAAAAGGTTTGAATCCACTTGCAATGGACGGAAATCAAAAAAAGGCTTATTCTCGTTCCTCTGAATATAGAATATTTAAATCTAAACACCATGCAGAAGCAATAAAAGAAACCTCTGGTATGGGTGAACGTGCCGACGATTGGGATGATGGTATCACTCCAGCAGGACGTACTGCACCATTAGCTAAGAAAAAAACTGTCAAAGAAGAAGCTGATGTTAAAGACGTTGTTTCTATGGACATTCCATTGCTTATTCGTGTACTAGAATTCATTCGTGAAGATGTTAAGACTGACATGGACTTACACCGTGTTGTTGAAAATCTAATCGAACTCAGGACCGAAGGTGTATTGACGATGGATCATTATGACCAAGCAGTAAAGATTAAAGCAATCAAAGAGGAAATTAACCAACTCGATGAGTTGTCTAACTATACCTTGAAGTCTTATGTTAACAAGATTGCTGATCCTTCAAGACTTTCCAGAGGAATGACTCCGAAGGGAACACTCAAGAGCATTAAAGCTATCGGTGGTGTCACAAAGGCACTCCGCAAGCAATATGAAAAGCCATTGTCTGAGTTGAAGAAGACTCCAGACAATATGGATTCTGATACGATTGGTCTTGCGAGGGAAGATTTACGCAAATGGTTTAGTAAAACGAATCCTGAAGGTGATTGGAAAAGAATCAACTCAAAAGGTGAAGCTATAGGACCTTGTGCTAGGGAACCTGGTGAACCTAAGCCGAAATGCATGTCTAAAAAAACACGCAGTGAACTCAGTAAAAGTGAACGAGCGGCGGCCGTTGCTACTAAACGTAAAAATGATCCTGTTTCTGATCGAGCCGGCAAAGGCGGCAAACCTGTCAATGTTTCGAACTATGGAAAAGGTAAGCTAAGTGAAGACGAAATTGATGAGGCTTGCTGGGATACACACAAGCAAGTTGGTACTAAAATGAAGGGCGGCAAAATGGTTCCTAATTGCGTTCCTAAAAATGAAGAAGTAGAACAGATTGACGAAAAAAACAGTCCAACAAATCCTACACTCTGGTCTAGAGCAAAATCTATGGCCCGTTCCAAGTTTGATGTTTATCCTTCTGCATACGCCAACGGCTGGGCATCAAAATGGTATAAATCAAAAGGTGGTGGATGGAAGTCCGTCAAAGAAGATACTGTACAAGAAGGTATCTACGGAATCGAAGACTCACCAATGGCCGCAACACATTCAGTCAAAGCTATGGAATCAAAAAAAATATCAAATGCTGCTAAAATGGTTAAAGCCATTCACAAGAAGCGAGTGAACGAAACAACTTACGATTGGGAAAAGTCTGAGAAGGGTGGAGACGCCGATCCAGAAATTAAAACTACCGCCAAGGTCACCTTAAAAGGTGGAAAAACTATGACAGGCAAACCTCGTGATACAGTAGAAATTGAACCTGTCTTGAGGACAAAAATCAATAGTCCGAATGGTATGAAACCAAACGTTTAATAAATAGTAAATAGAATTCTTTTAAGGGGAAATTAAAAATGTCAACATCTTTATGGACAATGACCGATGCAAACACCGGTGTACCAATTTATGCAGGCACTGCTTTAAACTTAGCACCAACACGCGCAAATGCTAACGTAATTTTTGCTAACGCTAACGTAGCACAAGCATTTTCTGAGGCCATTGGTGTTTACGGTGTAGATACACAAGAAGCATCAAATACACAAGTAACACCTGCCGCAGGCAAAATGGCACATGCTGGTTGGGTACAAAGAACTGCCGGCATGGGCGCGGTTCTAACAATATCAGCAAATGCAAGTTCTTATGGAACAAACAGTTTTGTAACATTTGCTGATGGTGGAACAGGTAGCACGGTCGCTAATGCTACTGTTGCTGTTGCGACTAATGGACTTATTCAATCAGTTACATTGAATTCTGGTGGACTATATCTCACTACACCAACTGCCGTACCAGTAAGTGGAAATGCCGCATTTACACTCACAATTGGTGGTCGTGCTAATCGTACACAATATGAAACATTGGTAGCGGCAGGCAGTATGTCCGGCAACGGCGCAGTTATTATTTAATATAGACCCACTTCGGTGGGTCTTTTTATGATTACTAATAATGTTCGATGATTTGAATGGTGACAATTTTTTACTATATGCAGTAAAGGCTTATAATTCTCCACACTGTATAATGAGTGAGTTTGAAGGAGATTTAAAACGCACAAAATATCTTAAGAGATTGTTTGGGCGATATAAATTATCTGGAGATTTAAAAGAGCGATTGATTTTAAATCATATCATATTGTTATATAACGTATTTGGTGCAGAACCAGCAACACGAATTTTGTTTTACAGAGTAGACGAATCCGATTTTGATGTTCTAAAAACTTTTCTAATTTACCTAAACTACATGCCAGTAAAGGTTAAAGGTATAAACGGGAGAGATATAATTTCTTCCGATATACTCCTAGATATGGCTGTCGCTGACATTTTGAGGAATCTATGATTAAAACATTTAAACAATTCAGAGAAGATATGGGTGGTGGAATTTCAGCACCCGGACCAACTAATGCCGTTTCATCTGGAGCAATTGCAGGTACTGGTGAAAAGGGTGGAGAACCTGGTGTAAATCTCAAGAAGAAAAGGGCGGTTATAATTCAACCAATGTCACATAGAGCACCACCGAAGATGTGATATGTGGCTACTTAGTTTTCTTCCTGCTTATTTTTTCCATATCTTAACACTTATTGGTTTTGTGGGTGTGTTCGCATGTCTATTGCCTATTCCATATAAATCTATAGTTCAGGTAGTATCAATTGCTATAGTATCATTCTCCCTGTACATGGAGGGTGGATTATCTAATCAAGCCGAGTGGGAATTAAAAGTGAAAGAAGCTGAAGCTAAAGTTGCACAAAAAGAAATAGTGGCGGCCGAAGTTACAGTAAAAGTTGTCACGAAATATGTAAAACAGATACAAGTTGTCAAGGAGACAGGTGATGTTATTATTAAAGAAATCCCAATTTATATTACAAAGAATGACGATTCTATGTGTGATGTGCCTAATGGTTTCGTCTTGCTCCACGACAGTGCCAGTCGTAATGAAGTTCCCGACACCACCAGACCTGTTGATGCAAGAGCCTCCGAAGTTAAAATTTCTGGAGTTGCCGAAACCGTTGTCACAAACTACAACACCTATCACCAAGTTGCCGAACAATTAAAATCATTACAATCTTGGGTCAGAGAACAACAATTAATTTTTAATAAGTGAGTGTATCATGGAATTAACATTACAACAATTAAAACAATTAATTCCAAAAAATCCACATGTTGAACATTGGTTTAATGCATTATCAAAACTTCTACCTGATTACGGTATAGATACAGCAGAAAGAATTGCTTCATTCATTGCTCAGTGTTCTCATGAATCTGGAGGTTTTACAACACTCAAAGAAAATCTGAACTATCGCCCAGAAACTCTGCGTAAGATTTTTCCAAAGTATTTTCCTTCTGATGAACTTGCTCGTGCATATTGTTCGATGCCAAATAAGCAGGCTGCAATTGCAAATCGTGTGTATGCAAATCGAATGGGCAATGGTGATGAACAATCCGGGGACGGTTACAAATATTGCGGTCGAGGATTGATACAATTAACAGGTAAAGACAATTACACCTGGTTTGCAAAATCTCTCGAAATAACCGCTGAAGAAGCATCAGATTTTCTTGCTACATTTGAAGGTGCCGCTCAATCGGCATGTTGGTTTTGGGAAACTAATAATATAAATCAGTGGGCTGATGCCGGCGATATTGTCAAAATGACAAAGATTATTAATGGTGGTACGATTGGACTTGAAGACAGAATTAAACATTATGAACACGCACTACATGTTCTAGGAGAATAATGTGGTAACAAAAAAAGTTACTATTAAACGAAAAACGATTGAGCCGGCGGCACCTTCAACAAAAAATTTGCCGACTGCGGCTTTAGGTTTAAGTATGATTATCCTTACAAATTATCAAGCAGAAGTAAAACAAGTATTGGGATTAATAATGAAAGCATTAACATGAAAATATTAGATAAGATTTTAGAATACAAGAGAACTCCCTATGTTATTGCAGTGGTTATATTCTTAAGCAGTTTGGTCGTACTTAGTTGCTTCAAAAGTGCAGAAACTCAATTAACTACCCTTAATCATACTGCTTCACTTAGTCGTGCTATGGCTAAGTCATCCGATGATTTAACTAATTACGCTAGATTTTTTGTAACAACCAAGAACGAACAATGGCGAACAGAGTTTAATAATGTTCTCAAAATACGCAATGGAGAACTGGCGGATGAAAAGGGTATTATAAAATCATTTAAAGTTAGAGTGAAAGAAGTGCCCTTTTTGCAATCTGAATTGAATAAGTTATTGGAAGCAGAAGAATTAAGTAACACTCTTGCTAAACTAGAAGTTGAAGCGTTTGCGTGGATTGGCAAAGGCAAACCAGAATTAAATTTTGAAATACAAACACATCATTATACAGCAGCACAGATGTTGATGTTTGGTGATGATTACAAAACACATAAGAAAGAAATTGTAAACACCACTGATGAATTTTATATAATGGTGGTCAACAGATTGCATTCAGAATATTTGTTTTATATGACAGCAGCCTGGATAATGATTATTATAATAAATTTAAATTTAATTTTATTAGTAATGGTCATCAAGCATAAAGAAGTGGTGAATAAAAAATCTACTATAATAGTTGCTAAAAAAACACCAATAAGAAAACCCGCAGCAAACAAAGTTATCAGGGAGTAAACATGGCAGACGAAACAAAAGATGTAGTAGAAGGTGACGGCTGGATGCAAACTAAATGGCGTCCTGCAATGGGATGGATGTACATGATTGTGTGTACGTGTGATTTTGTTATATTTCCAGTTTTATGGAGTTTACTGCAAGCAATGACGCATTCTAGTGTTTCAAGCCAATGGCAACCAATTACACTTCAAGGCGCTGGATTATTTCATCTTGCAATGGGTGCTGTACTCGGTATTGCTGCCTTCGGCCGCACACAAGAAAAAATTGCTGGAACCGCAGGTAATGTATCACAACCATTATACACACCAACACCAGCAGTTTCAGCCACCACTGATTTCACTCCAACGTATCAACCACAACAAAGTCCCACAATTGTATCTGGTTTTGGTGGTAAACCAGCACCCTCTCCAGCAGTTCAACCTTTACTATAATAAATAAACATATGAGAATAATTTACACCGTTATTACTATTGCCTTTTCTACACTCATAATGTATACTCCGGCCTGCGCCTCCGAGAAACCAGAAACTAAGAAGGTATGTGTTACCACAAAAGATGTCAAGACCGGCAAAGAAAAAGAACAATGTAAAACTATCAAAATACACAAGAAACTAGAAGGAACAAAAGTTCCGGAGAAAAAGTAAAATGTCAACTACAGTCGAAAGAATTGGTATTGTGGAAACCAAAGTGGAAAACATCAACGAAAAAATAGACAACCTTAAAATTGATGTTAAAGAGATGCACGATTGCCTAGACAAAACGCGGGATGAACTTAAATTTGAATTGGAAAAAATGTATGGTGCATCTTGTATCCAACACAATGCACTTGCCAAAGACCTTTCCGAATTGAAAAAGTTAAAAGAAAAATGGACATACATGATTGCCGGTGGTATTGCTGCCGCAGGTTGGCTTGCAGGACATTCAGATAAAATTTTATCCTTTCTTTGATAATTACCTAAAATGGTGTTGCACTCCATCCAACAATGTGTTATAATGACATAATTATATATCATGCCAACTTGTTATGTCCGTTTTTATTGATCGAAAATTTCTCAAACTATTATCACCGAAATTAGGTAGGTTCACCCAAAAAAAGGAAGACTTATACAATTTCCGGTGTCCGTTCTGTGGCGACTCACAGAAACACCTACACAAAGCTCGCGGTTATATCTACCGCAAAAAGAACGATTACTTCTATAAGTGTCAGAATTGTAGCGTTGGTCACACAATGTACAATTTCATTTCACTTCTTGATGGAAATATGGTCAAAGAATATTCAATGGAAATGTATGCAGAGAAAGATGCCACAAACGCAATAGTTCGGAAGTCTGTTGTTCCGGAAATGAAGTTCGAAGCACCAATATTCTCCAAGAAAAAAACACCAATCAATCTACCTAAAATATCCGAACTGGAGTTAGACCACTATGCGGTTCAATATTGCATAGGAAGAAAACTTCCTTCGGATACATATGATACACTTTATTATACAAACGATTTTAAGAAGTTTATTGATGAATTACTTCCTGATCATGGAAAAGAACTGAAGGAAAATGATGTTAGGTTGATTATTCCTTTCTATGATGTTGACGGTTCATTACTTGCAATTCAAGGTCGAACCCTAGGTGATTCGAAAATTCGTTATATCACAATTAAGATTGCGGAAGAAAGTATAAAAATCTTCGGCCTCAATAAAGTTAAACTACAAGAAAAAGTTTATGTAACTGAAGGTCCACTCGATTCTTTATTTTTACCGAATGCAGTAGCAACTGCCGATGCCAATTTGGCAAATGCGGTAAAATACATTGGGAGAGATAAAATAACCCTAGTATTTGATAATGAACCTAGGAATAAAGATATTTGCAGACTCATGGATAAAGCGATTGAGGAACACTTCAACATTTGCATCTGGCCGGAAATGATGCAAGAAAAAGATATTAATGATATGATTCTATCGGGTTTTACTCAGGAAGAACTCGTCGATATTATAGACAAGAACACCTTTGTGAACTTGAGAGCAAAAATGGAATTTATACAATGGAAGAAAATATGACGGTAAAATTAATTAACTATTCACAAACAAAAGAAGGTTGGAATTTACTTGACCAAATAGCATTCACTGCCCGTGTTTCAAATCCCTCAAACCAGATGAATATGGAAACCTCGGAGAAATTGGTGCGGTATCTGATTAAGAACCAGCACTGGTCGCCTCTAGAAATGGTTTCTGTGTGCTTGGAGATTGATACTACTCGTGATATTGCTAGACAGATTCTTCGTCATCGTTCCTTCTCGTTCCAAGAGTTTTCTCAACGGTATGCTGATGCATATCAACTAGGTTTTGTTACTCGTGAAGCTAGACTTCAAGATACTAAGAATAGACAGAATAGTATAGAAATGGATGAAAGAAAAGATTCGGATGGAACTCCAGTTGAAGATAAGTGGAAATACTATCAAGACCAAATTACAAAGAATGTAAAAACATATTATACATGGGCACTTAAAAACGGAATTGCCAAGGAACAAGCAAGAGTAATTTTACCGGAAGGTATGACTAAATCTCGTATGTACATGAATGGAACTCTCCGTTCCTGGGTTCACTATATACAACTGAGGTCAGCTAATGGTACACAAAAAGAACACCAAGAAATTGCAATCGCATGTGCAAAAGCAATTGAACCAATTTTCCCAATGATTAAGGAGTATACCAATGAACAGTAATAATGATGTAAAGATTTTCATGGATGCATGTGATCAAACAGAAGTAGGATTTGGCAGCCAAGCTGATCTATATCGCCGTTTGATTCGTGAAGAATTTGACGAATTGATGAGGGCATACTTTGGAAAAGATATGGTTGAAATTGCTGATGGGTGTGCAGATTTGAAATGGGTAATTGAAGGTCTTGAACATACATTACAACTTCCACAGCAAGAAATTTGGAATGAAGTCTCCAGAAGTAATCTGAGTAAAATCTCCTCGACAGGTAAAGTTTTAAAGCGAGTGGATGGTAAAGTTTTGAAACCTGAAGATTGGTCTCCGCCAGACATTGAAAAAATATTAAAAGAACAGGTATGAAAATGCAATATATGGATATCGAAATTGATTTAGAAAGGGACAAGTTATTCGATGAACTTGGAATTAAAAGACTTAAAGAGTCCTACATGCGAGACAATGAAACCTCACCGCAGGAACGATTCGCGTTCGTTTCATCGGCGTTCGGCAGCAATCCGTTGCACTCTCAACTTTTATACGATTATAGCAGCAAACATTGGTTGTCTTATTCTACACCTATTCTTTCTTTTGGGCGTAGTAAGCGTGGCTTACCTATTTCATGTTTTCTCAATTATGTTGAAGATACTGCGGAGGGATTAGTTGCAAACTTATCTGAAACCAATTGGCTTTCTATGTTCGGTGGTGGTGTGGGCATTGGTTTTGGCATTCGCTCTGCCGATGATAAGTCTACTGGTGTTATGCCACATCTTAAAATTTATGATGCATCTTCTTTGGCTTATCGTCAAGGCCGCACTCGTCGTGGTTCTTATGCCGCCTATCTTGATATTTCTCATCCTGATATCCTTCAATTTTTGGAAATGAGGAAGGCAACCGGTGATCCCAATGTTCGTTGTTTGAACCTCCATCACGGCATCAATATCACCGATAACTTCATGCAAATTATCGAAAAGTGTATGCTTGATACTAATGCAACCGATGACTGGGATTTAGTTGATCCACATTCAGGAGTAGTGCGGGAAACAGTTTCTGCTAAACATCTTTGGCAGCAAATTCTCGAACTTCGTATGCACACAGGTGAACCTTACATACACTACATCGACACAAGCAACCGTGCAATGCCACAGTTCTTGAAAGATAAGGGTCTAAAAATTCACCAATCAAATCTATGTTCCGAGGTTATTCTTCCAACCAATGAAAAAAGGACTGCCGTATGTTGTCTATCGTCACTGAACTTGGAGTATTATGATGATTGGAAAGATCATCCAACCTTTCTTCGGGACGTTGCGGAGATGCTCGATAACGTTCTTCAGTATTTCATTGATAATGCTCCTAATAGCATACAAAGAGCAAGATATTCTGCTCAGTTGGAACGCTCTATTGGTGTTGGTGCCCTCGGTTTTCATGCTTTTCTCCAAAAGAACAATGTAGCATTTGAAGGTGTGATGGCCAAAGTTTTAAACAAACAAATTTTCAAACATATCAGGAGTAAATTGAATGAAGCGAATCTTCAACTCGGTTCTGAACGTGGTGAGGCACCCGATGCTAGGGGGACTGGTCAGCGTTTTAGTCATCTTATGGCTATCGCTCCAAATGCTTCTTCGTCTATCATCATGGGAAATACTAGCCCTTCTATCGAGCCTTATCGTGCTAATGCATACCGTCAGGACACTTTATCTGGCTCATTTATGAATAAGAACCGTTGGCTCGATAAAGTCATTGGAAAATATCTTCAGTATGGAGATGAGAATGCTTCGATCAGTGGAAATGAATACAACGATATTTGGTCATCTATCATTGCAAACGATGGTTCGGTACAACATTTAACTTGGATGGATGAACTTACGAAAGCGGTGTTCAAAACTTCGATGGAGATTGACCAACGTTGGATCATTGAACATGCTGCTGACCGTCAAGTATACATTGACCAGGCACAATCACTGAATGTGTTCTTCCGACCTGATTCCCATATCAAATATATACATGCAATACATTTCTTGGCATGGAAAAAAGGTGTGAAAACATTATATTACTGCCGGTCAGAAAAGATTGGTAAAGCTGATAAGGTGTCTAGACGTATTGAACGTGATGTGATTAAAGAGATTGATATGACTGCAATTGCAGAAGGTAATGATTGTATCGCATGTGAGGGTTGATTATGTCACACATTATAGCTAATTTACCCACAGTCAAATGTTTTGTTCGCAAAGAGTTTCTCTATGATTTTGAGAAGGGTCATGGAGAACTTGAACTTTGTTGGTGGGTCAGTATAAAATCATTAAGAGGTCAGGCATTTCGTATAGAATCATATTTGAATGAGTATGGCGCATTGTACGACAAATTACCAATTAGCGCATACTGCTGGAAACCAATTGAAGGTGAACCTTTACCACTCGATCAATTGCAATTATGGGACTGTTTGAGTTATGATATTACTGTTTTGAAAAAGGCACAACTTCAATCTATGAGGTGTAAATTCAAAACAAAATCTGGTGGTTGGATGTATGGTGAATATTTGTTCACAGTGGATTCGGCACACCCAGATTTTAACGTTATAGATACCGGTTTCTCAGAGGATGTTGAAGATCACAAATCATATAACTTTATTAAATGTGATAATGGTCAGTTCGCATGTCAACCAAACAATAGAATGCTCATACTTGAACCATCAAGCAATCCTAGTAAGTTGAAATATCCTGATTTTAAAGCATCAACCAAAAGATGGTCAGTAGAAACTGAAGCAAAGTGGGCTTTAGGTGACACCGATACCTTCATGTACGAAAAAACAGAAAAATGAATTGAAAATGAAAAAACTATTAACAATTTTGATGTTGTCATTGTTGGCAACAATATCTTTTGCACAGAAGCAAAAACCCGGCGTCACATATGATGCAGTCATTACAAGAGTTATTGATGGGGATACAGTAGCGTTTCAAGCAAACTTCCTTCCGGACCCACTCAAGAAAGAACTCAGTATTCGAGTATTTGGAGTTGATACACCTGAAAAAGGATTCCGCGCAGGTTGCCCAAGTGAAGAAGCAAGAGGTCAAGCAGCTTCTGCATTCACCAAGGCACAAATCAACGGGGCAACTCGTCGTCAAGTAATTTTAATGGATTGGGACAAATATGGTGGTCGTGTACTGGGCGATGTATTGCTCGATGGTAAAAGCCTCCGAACAATGTTAATTCAAAATGGTTACGCTCGTGAATATTACGGGGAAGCAAAACAATCTTGGTGCAATTAAAATGAAAAAGATTTTGAGATTTACGGCTTCTTGGTGTCAACCTTGTAAAGCACTATCAATTCAATTGGAGGAATCAAATTTTGGTCTTCCAATTGAAGTAATAGATATTGATGTACATTCAGAACTTGCTATTGAATATGGTATTCGGTCGGTACCTACATTGATTATGATGGATGAAAATATTGAAATGAAAAGGATAATAGGTATGAAAACCAAAAAACAATTGACGGAGTGGTTTAATGATTAAAAAGGTTGTGGCCAGGTTGACAGATGAACGAAACTCATTTAAGCCTTTCAATTATCCGTGGGCATATGATGCTTGGCTCAAACACGAACAGTCACATTGGCTACACACAGAAGTGCCAATGGCGGAAGATGTTAAGGATTGGAAGAAGTTATCAAATGAAGAAAAACAATTCCTGACTCATATCTTTAGGTTCTTTACGCAGGGTGACATTGATGTGGCCGGCGGTTACGTCAACAATTATCTCCCCTATTTTCCCCAGCCTGAAGTAAGGATGATGTTATTGGGTTTTGCTGCTCGTGAAGCACTTCACGTTGCTGCATATTCTCACCTCATTGAAACACTCGGTTTACCTGAGACTACATATAACCAGTTCTTGGATTATCAAGAAATGAAGGACAAACATGATTATGTTCTTGATATTTCTTCTAGTAATGGAACCAAAGAATCTACTGCAACACACATTGCAGTATTCTCCGCATTCACTGAAGGTATGCAATTGTTCTCATCATTTATTATGCTGTTGAACTTTCCGCGGACCGGCAAGATGAAGGGTATGGGTCAGATTGTAACATGGTCGATTGTAGATGAAACTCAACACGCCGAGTCTATGATTAAATTGTTTAGAACATACATAGAAGAAAACAAAGAGATTTGGAATGATGAACTTAAAGGTAAGATTTATACCATCGCCGAGCGCATGGTGGAACTTGAAGACAAATTTATTGACCTTGCTTTTTCAATGGGTGCAATACACGGATTATCTGATACTGATGTTAAGCAGTATATTCGTTATATTGCAGATCGTAGGTTAATTTCATTAGGTCTAAAAGGCATCTTTAAGGTGAAAAAGAATCCTCTTCCATGGGTGGAGGAAATGATTAACGCACCGACACACACAAACTTCTTCGAGAATCGTGCAACAGACTATGCAAAGGGTGCATTGAAGGGTGATTGGGGAGATGTTTGGGCTTAAAATTAAAGGAAGTAATAAATGACAGAGAAAATAATAACAGCAGATTGCGATAGCTGCGAATCGACATTTGAAATAGCATATGAAACCGAATTTGTATCTGATGAAACTCCAACATTTTGTCCGTTTTGCGGAGAAGTGATAGAAGGAGTAGAATCGGATGAGTTGAGTGAAGACGATGAAGATTTGTCCGAGTATGATGAATGATTTGGACTTACGGAGAAAAAGAATTTCTTGAGGAAGACATTAGTGATAATTATGGATTCGTCTATCTTATCACCAATGTGCAAACCGGTAAAAAGTACGTTGGAAAGAAGTTTTTCTATTCAATGAGAACCAAGGTTACCAGAGGAAAGAAAAAGCGGTATAAAACCTCCTCAGATTGGCAAACTTACTACGGATCCAACACAGAACTGCAAAATGATGTTATAATAGAGGGACAAGAAAAGTTCAAACGAGAAATCCTACACCTATGCAAAGGTAAAGGTGAATGTGGTTATCTTGAAGCTAAAGAACAATTTGATAGATGTGTTTTAGAATCCCCAGATTATTATAACGCATGGATTATGGTAAAAGTAAGAAAATCACATATAAGGGCGTTCAATGAAAGAATTCTTACGAGTATTAATGGATAAGGATTATGATGGTATAAACTTCTATCATAATGAAGAAGATGATCTTGAAGTTTCGGGGTTTAAACTGAAAGAGTTTGGTGAGAAGAAGAAAGGTTCTATGGTTGGTGATATGCACGATATTATTATCATTAAATATTTTCCACCACATTTGCCTGAGAGATTTGAAGCAATACTTTCTTCACCACTCGATTATATCTCACGAATGATGGAAGATGGTTTTGTAGGTGTAGTAGTTAAATCTACCACAACAACAGATAAATTTATGGAAGAAATATTTGTTGAAATGACCAAAGATGCAAAAATGTCAATTAAAAATTATGAAAAAAAATTGAAAAATGATTGAAAAGTATGAATTAAAAGAAGTTTTACCGAAAGAAAATGAAAAATGATTGAAAAGTATGAATTAAAAGAAGTTTTGCAGAATAACGTAAGATCCGTTATTTTCACAAAGATTGATGGTTCGGAACGTACAATGAACTGCACCTTGCTTCCGGAATATATACCACAAAAACCTGTTGTAGGAGGACAACAACTTCTAACAGAATCGTTGCCAAGAGCAGAAAATCCTGATACACTTGCTGTATGGGATGTGGATGCCAAAGGTTGGCGTTCATTTCGCCTGGACTCTATTAAGGCAGTAAATACACATGAGACACGCAACGGTTAAAGATTTCGAAAAAGCTCTTGCTGGTGGTGAACCAACCTGGAAGAATGGTGAGGCATCATTGACAAGTGCATTGAACTGGTATAACTATCATTCAGACACAAAAGAGAGTAAGAAGTTTGCACTATCTTACCTCAAAGAAATTCAAGCACCGAAAAAGGACCTCGACTCTCTCGAAAAGGTTTCTGACGCCGAGTTTCAGAACCTAGGCTTCGTTTGCCGAATTAAGCTCCGTGGTGGTCCAATCTCCGAAGATAGTGAACAATGGATTGATTCGTTTTTCAAACGATTGAAATCAAAGATTCGACCTATCGTTGAAGCAAAGGTTGTTGAGACAAAGACTATTTCCATTCAAGAACGTGTGGTCGATAAATCGAAAGAACATGTTGGCGAATTGGAAGGTCAAATTGATGAATGTGTGAGTTCCCGCAAGTTTAACACATTTAATCCATATCAATGGATGCAAACATCTGGTGTAAAAGGTGCCCACACCAAAGTTATCATTCAACATTTTACCAAACTTCTCTTGGAATTGGAAGAAGCCCTATTAGGTAAAGACAAAGATTTAGTCGAAGGCTATTCACAACTAACTAAGCCACAACTCAAGGCATTCATCAATTTGATTAAATCCATAATTACTGATTCTGAGAAAGTTGCACATAACGGTAAAGCCACCAGGGCACCACGTAAAAAGAAAGCCCAACCTGTAAGTAAGGTTGTCGGCAAAATGATATTCAAAAAGGATGATAATGAGTATAAGATTGTTTCCATTAATCCTATTGACATTGTTGGTTGTATGCAATTGTGGACGTTCAATACCAAAACTAGGAAACTCGGATGCTACCATGCAAACGATGCAGATGGTCTAACCGTCAAAGGCACCACACTTCTCAACTTCAATGAAGTTTCCTCAATTCAGAAGACTGTGAGAAAACCAGAAGTTATACTCCCTCTGGTGACCAAGTCTGGTAAAATTGCACTGACAAAGGTGCTTTC